TGATTGTGATCAGTTGGTCCCCAATCTCCGTCTGGGTGCCAGGCAATAACAGTCATGCTTGAATCGGTAGTTCTAAATCTATGAAGTTCGTTTTCTTCTAAGCAAAAATTTACACCTGTCACAAGATCATGAGATGTTTGGGTCTCACCGTGCCAACTATCACTGACACCATGACCGGCGATTACACACCCCATTCTGATGCTAGGATGCGTGTGTTTTGTTTGGCAAATACCTGGCGGAAAATACAACAAGTTAAGACTTGGATCACCCATACGTGGTGGATATATCAATAAACTATCAGTGCATCCGTCTATGTAACTTAGCCGCCCCTTTTCTTCAACCCATCCAATGTTATTTTGACATTTGTATCCTAGTTTTGCAACCAAGAATAGTTGATGGCTAACATTAATGTCTACAGAAGTATCGTCAACAAACAAACTAAAATATTGATTGTGCTCTAACTGATGTGTCTTGGCACCAATTGTGACAGTTGAGGAACCAAAACTATACCCATAAATGCTGGCCCATTTGACATAATTAGGCAATAGTAATGTCTGGTTGTTCAGCATCCAATTAACTGTTGGATACATTGAGTTGAGTTGAGTTATGTTTGATTGAATAATCATGTGTTAATACTTATAAGCGATCTAACACCTTGTTATCTTTAGTTGGTGTCAGGCAGCCCGCAGGCTTTTGAATCTATCGGCAGCGTAACTGGCCGCAAATGCATTAGGCTTAACAAACGGCATGACATTGCAAGTGCCTTTGATATAGCCAATGGCCTGACTAATAACACAGCTGGATCCGTGCATTTCGTTAGGATTAATATCCAGATGAACCTCAACATTGCGGCCTTCTAACACCTCGGCTAGGTTAAGATAAAGTTCACTGACTTTGTATACTTCAGTCATGAGTCGCATGGCAGGCTTGGATTCTTTTTGATCGTATACACGTTCGCGATGCACTTCCCCAAACAGTTTACATCCATTGTTGCCGTTAATGTGCACCACAACGGCCAACACATAGTCAGCATGCCATACATTGTCGATTCTAATTCGTTCACTGTCGCAACCAAGATAGATTTTTGTGTCAGGTCCTTGAGCTTCAATAAACTGTTTGACCTTGTCGAGATCCAGTTTTTTCATACGTTGCTTTCTATAAGTATTTATTGAAGCTGATATTACATTTGTGTTAAAAAATGCAAACAAACCGGTTTCGCTAGGGCGGACATTTGTACGCTAATCGTGAATAGATTAACTCTACACCGGCAACAATCAGGACCTCTCATCCCGACAACTAAACCAGCAGATGCGCATCACTGCGCAGAGCCACTGGGGTTTACCCCTATACGTTTTTTGTTTGCAAAACTTGGTGCCCTGGGTCGGACTCGAACCGACACATATTTCTACGCCAGAACCTAAATCTGGTGCGTCTACCAATTTCGCCACCCGGGCCTGACTATCATAATAACACATAACATCTAATGTGTCAATCAATTTGGCGGAAGACGGAGGAGTCGAACCCCATCCCTGTTAAGAGAACCTGGTTTTCAAGGCCAGTCGCGGGACCAACCCCACTGCATCATCTTCCGTAATTGGTCTCGGTAGCAGGAATCGAACCTACGCTCGAACGTCCCAAACGTTCAGTGATACCATTTCACCATACCGAGCTTGTGTGTGGTACCTGGACACGGTTTCGAACCGCGGACCCTCTGCGTGTAAAGCAGATGCTCTACCCCTGAGCTATCCAGGCAATAATATTATAAATCAAAACCAAAAACGACGCTAAAATTTTGTGAGCGAGCTTGATCTAGATCAACAGTGTACTCTTTAAATGTTTGCCAACTTTGTTCTTCTGGTGTCTGAGTTTCTAAAATACGGTTAACGCTGACCAATTGCGAATGCACAGTGGCCACATCATGTTGATCTAGTCCAGCTGATTCGAGTATGGGCAACGATTTATCAATAGAGGCTATTGCATGTTTGCGGGCAACGCCGCTGAGCACTGACGGATGTAGCATGCCTTCAACCACAATCATGTCTAAACTGGTGTGATACCTTTTTCTGTAATCACATACAAATGCAATCACCTTGTCGACATCTAGTACGTTATACGCATTAAGGGCTATGTTTGTATTGATACCAATACGATTGTTATCAAGTCTCATACGACCGTAAAATTCTAAATTTTCCAACATACGCGGCCAGTTGGTACCATCTCGAGTGTACTCAGCCACAGTATCTACTCCATCTATGCTGAGAGTAAGTTGTACGTATTTAAATTGCGAAAAGCACTCGACTATTCTTGGATTTATAGTGCTGACATTTGTAGTGACTTGTAATGTGATATCCTTGCCATGCCCTTGTTCAACTATGGCGTTTGTAATTGTTAACATGCCCGGAATAATCATTGGCTCGCCACCCGTGAAGTTGATCCATTTGAGATCGGGAATTAGTTCTACAATGTCATCAATGAATTCTTCATCATTGGACCGGTGCCCAAGATCTGAGTCAATGTGCCATTTTTTAAGTGAGGGGTTGTCACGAACCTCTCGATCAATCAAACTGCTCCAATTGGGTTTGCAGATCCTGCATCGGAAATTGCACAAATTGCTCAGTCTAACTTCAATTGCCTGTGGACGGCTTGGTGCATCAACATCTCGAGAGAATTCAATTCCGTTTAGTTCATGTGATCGAAGAAAAATTTGTCTAAGGCTTTTGCCGCCCTGTTCTTCGGTGGTTTTACATCGTTGACAACTTTCTGTTAGATTGCCTGATAACAATCCTTGCTTGACAATTTTTACATGCTCACTTGCTAGAAATTGTTTAGGACTAGACATCTTGACCGGAGCATGCCCACAGCAAACACTTTGTTCGTCGTAGCAAAAGAATCCTCCATGCCAAGGAGAAGAGCAGTAGAATTCACTCATCAGACTGCTCCGATGGAGCGGGGTAGGGGAATCGAACCCCTCGCTTTAGCTTGGAAGGCTAAGGTATTGCCACTATACGAACCCCGCATTATTCTGATTCCTTGCCAATGTTATCAGCATGATATTTTGGATCAACTTTTTTGGCAATAAAATTTGCAAAGCTCTTGTGAGCTGACAAAAAATAATGCCCTGATTTTGTGTTGTTGAACCCACGATCAACTGCCCAGTTGCAAAACTCAGTTTGCCCTAAGGGGCGATATATTGAATCGGGAAATTCATATTCTTGTACTGCACCAAAGCTGTCAAGGTTGATAACAGGAATATTTTTTTGTGCTGCCATGGTATTCAATGCCAGTATATTTTTTAACTTGTTCATACGACCCCACCAACGATCGGCATGATGAGTAATCCATTGTTTTTGATATGCAACTATATCGTTGTGATTGTCAACTGGTTCTCCAGTGGCTTGACCCTCCAACATTATTTTATCTGGAATAACTTTTGAAAAATTGATTTTACCACCAGCAAGGCCGATCCATTCACCTTCCTCGTAGTCCCAAATTTCAGTGCGTTCGCCTCCGGTCCAGCAGGCAATCACAACATCAGGTTTTACTCGCTCTTTGTAAGGATTGCAATAAGTTTCAAATATCCTAAATATTGCATCGTTTGAACCTCCGGGGATGGCATGATTCATTGGATGGTATCCTAGTAATTGGGACAGTTGAACCGGATAACTCATAAAGTATCCAAAGTATTCTCGCCCATAATTTAGTAAATCCACGTCTGGCTCTGTGTTCATTTCTGAACCGGCAGCGTGACTGCATCCAAGTATAAGTGCTTTTTTCATGGAAATATTTATAGACTAATATTATACATTAGTAAAAACTGGTCGGTCCTGAGAGAGTCGAACTCCCAACTTCCAGTTTCGAAGACTGGCACTCTATCCAATTGAGTTAAGGACCGATATGTGGCAGGAGATATAGGATTCGAACCTATGCGTGTCGGAATCAAAATCCGATGCCTTGACCAACTTGGCGAATCTCCAACAAAGCTATCTGGTGGATGTAAGTAGATTTGAACTACTGACCTACTCCGTATGAAGGAGTTGCACTACCGCTGTGCTATACATCCTGGGGTGCATGATGGGATTCGAACCCACGTATATCGGAATCACAATCCGAGGTCTTAACCACTTGACGACAAGCACCATATAGAAACACACTGCGTCAACGTGTTTTTATATGGTAGGACGTATTGGATTCGAACCAATGACCAATAGATTAAAAGTCTACTGCTCTACCAACTGAGCTAACGTCCCACAAATCTTCTCACTCTTATCACTGTCCATTTGGACTCTCCTTTTAAAATCTGGTAGCCTGTAGAGGTTACGATCCTCTGTCGCTCGATTATCAGTCGAGTGCTCTTCCATTGAGCTAACGGGCTATAAATATCTCACTTATGCAATTATCAAACTACTGCTCATTGCCCTTCAGGGGCATGCAAATTGAATGTAATGGCGAATTAAAACCTTGCTGTCTATACAAACCACATCTTGACAAGAGTATTAAACAATACCACATCAGTGAATATCAAGACTGGTGGACATCTCGTCTTACTCCGTTGCGTCAAACTGTGTTAGACAATCAAATTGATCCAGGGTGTGCTTCTTGTTTTGATTCTACTATCAAAGATCATCCCATGAAATTAGTAGCAGACAAAATGTTTAATTACACCACACAGGTTAGTAATACTCCTGAATGGTTGGACATAAGATTTGGTAATTTTTGTAATCTCAAATGCCTAATGTGTACTCCTCGGAATTCCAGTCAAATTGAACAGGAATACCACAGTAATGAATCTTTATATGGACAACAAGGTATTCATTATATTCGACAAAAGTATTCTGACAATTGGTGGGACCGCCCTGACCAATTTCAGCGAGTAGTTGACATTGTCAATCGCGCTCGCTACGTGAACTTTTCTGGCGGAGAACCTCTGATGATGCCAGCATTGTATCGATTGTTAGATGCAATGAACTCTGACTGTACAATTACATTTAACACTAATCTTACTCGTGTTACAGACCAAGCTATACAATATTTTAAAAAGTTTAGTAACATTATGATTAGTGTGAGCCTAGATGGGGTTGAGTCTCATCAAGAGTACATTCGCTGGGGTTCAAATTGGCACGAATTGGACAACAATATTCAAAAAATATTTGCACTTGATAGTGTTTCAGTAAACTTCAGTTACTTACTACAACATACATCAGTTTATACTTGGCCTGCAATGTGGCGGTATCTTGAGCAATTTGATCAACACATTATGGTATATCCAGTTTATGCTGGAACAATCAATGATGGTATGCTTACACAAAATTCAGTTGTGCCTGCTGACATGCAAAAATTTGCAGACTGGCATCGAGCCAACTCAACACCTTACGATTCTGCAATTGATCAATGGATTGGCAGCTACAAGTTTGATCTTGTTAAACATCAACAGTATCGAGATTATGTAGGTATGCTAGATAAGATTCGAGGCTGCAATTTTGTAAAAACATTCAATCCATCTTGGTAACTTGGTGCCGACTATCGGATTCGAACTGATGACCTATCGCTTACAAGGCGATTGCACTACCACTGTGCTAAGTCGGCTAATTGGCTCCCCAACGTGGGCTCGAACCACGGACCAACAGATTAACAGTCTGCTACTCTACCGACTGAGCTATTGGGGAATTGATTGATATGGCCGAGAGCCAGGGAGTCGAACCCTGTGACCGTTATACACAGTCTACAGATTAGCAATCTGCTGCATTACCATCCTGCCCGCTCTCGACATGCTATTATATAGCAGACACATTGCTGTGTCAAATTAATTTGGTGGACCGTCCCGGGATCGAACCGGGGACTGAAGCTTGCAAAGCTACTGTGTTCCCATCTATACCAACAGCCCATGATTGGCGTACCCACTAGGACTCGAACCTAGACTGACGGTTTTGGAGACCGCGATGCTGCCATTACACTATGGATACCCAACACACTCTTGCGAATGTGTGTATTAAAGCACTCTAAAATACTTAGGCTGCCTGTTCTTAAAGAATGCTTTAATACGCTGTAATTTTTCATCTCACAAAAGAGACTCTATCCTACAGGCCGCCCATTTGCAGTTTTGAGTGATGCAGGCTCTCGTTGCCATTGCACTAAAAGAAAAACCCTGGAGTGTTTAGTTCCAGGGTCCTTTGGGTAGAATACTATTGTACTTTACACGGACCCCGGGTCTCCTGGAATGCTATTCACGCGACCGTTCGCATGTGACCAGGCTGAAGGCTGGATAAACATGGATGGCTTAGCAAGTGAATAGAATTTTGTTTTCATCATGTACCTATTGTAACGCATTTATGGTTGTTTGTCAACCTTTTTTTGAACTTTTATTTATCAAGTTCGCCTAATTGGTTGCGGGAGGAGGAATCGAACCTGCCATCTGTGAGCTTATGAGACTCACGTGCGACCACTACACTTTCCCGCGATAATACTTATTTGATAACAATACTGCTTTGTGTTTAAAGGTTCCCACTGTATTGCTACACTGGCCTCCTTCCAATAGCATGTGTGACTGTGACTAGCAGTCTGCCGCAACTTTCGTCCGCTCAGCGGCCATTGGATCTATAGTTCCCTAGCAATTGGGCTCTCAGTCAAAGAATTTTTGACACATTGTTATCAAACAGCACTAGGCTGAAATACTGCATCGTAGTCTGTGCCACGCATGCTATCAAGCAGTTTAACATATTCTCTGTAGTCATCATAGAGCTTTTGGTCAAACACAGTGGTTTTTCCTAGCCCTGTGATTATGTTGTACAAATCTTCTCCCCAACGATTGTAAGGATCATCGTGCAACCAATCCACTGTTTCGATCCAATCTGCAAGACGTTTCAAGTCTTGAGGGGGTGCTGTTTCCACGGTCAAGCACGGTGTGCCAGATACCGTGGTTATTCTTAATTCTATTTCGCGACTTTTAACATAATCTACCAAAGCCGGCAAACTGTATACACTAGCATGTTGCAACGTATGATTGACGTTTTTTACCATACCGGGCAACGCTTCTTGAAGCAGAATCATATTTGCAGAAATTTCCTCCCAGTGGCTAGGGTATCTTAGATAGTCATTCATATCTCCAATACCTTCGAGACTCACACTGATCCATAGATTTGTAAATAATTTTAACTTATCCAACAGAACTGGCGGCACACGAGTGAGATTGGTATTAAATTGCAATCTCACACCGGTATTATTACTAGCAATCAAAATATCTAATATTTTCCAAGTGCTTGGCAATGGAAAGGGTTCTCCACCGCTGATGTCAATGCACACAGCATCTTTGAGTTTTTCAGTTAAAAATTCAATGTATACAGGGTCTTCCCACCACTTGTCCGGTTGTGGATGCTGTGGGATCAATTTAATCTGATCAAATGCGTCAGGGTTTTGACTGCGTTCTTGGTGCCATGCACTACTGGCATAAGTGCCGCACATGATGCATCTTAAATTGCAGTGATTGCCCAGTCGTATCTCAAAGTTGTAGATGGGATTATCTACACTTGGCACGGTGTGAGTTTCTGGATGCAATTCGTTGGCTCTTTGTCTCAACGAAGTGTATCCAAGATCTTCTTCTCGAAAACACTTCATACACCCAACATGACGAATTCCTTGATCAAAATCTTTAAGAATCACAGTGCGTACATTGTCGTTGTATTCCTGATATTGATCCCATTGGTATTCGAGCGACTGATCACCTTCCGGATACCATTGACAGCAAGGAGTTAAAACACCTTGCCATGTTATTCCCAATCCATGATTAACCATGGAGCATGTTATTTTTTCAGCCATAGGTATTACTTATTTAAAAAAGCCTGGTCAAATGTTATTTTTCGAACAGAGTCTATTGAATGAGTAAATTTAAAAAACTTTGATCGATTGAGTTCATTAAATTTGTACTGATCAGTAAGAACTGCTTTTATATAATCTATTGCAGAATTTAGATTTGTAATATACATTGGAGGGACTGCTCCCTGTACAACAGTGGTCAACACAGGATTATCGACAATAAATTTCTCAATCTGTTCCAGCAGATCATTTACCTGCGCAGGTATGAGAGTGTTTATTTCAAGATAATCATGCCAGGTTACTGTTTGTACTCGTATAATATGCGCATGATCGACACAATATTGTAGCACTGGAATCAGGGTATAATAACTGTAATGCTGTAAAATGTACCCAATATTAAAATATTCAATATTATCTAGAGTATTCAACTGTTGGATATTTGCATCGATGTTTTCCCACTTACTACCATATCTCACGTAGTCATTGTGGGCACCAACACCCTCAACACTAACCACGATATCTAGTTGTTTAAATTTTGATAACAGTTGGTAAACACTGTCTTTGAGAAGCGTTGCGTTGGTTACAATGTTAAGATACACCGACGGAGACAATTGCTCCAAAAAAGCAATTGCCTCAGGTGTGAACAACGGCTCGCCGCCTATTAATCTTACATATTTCAGATTAGCAATCAAGGAAGGTATTAAGTTTTTAAAATCTTCTGATTCGTACCAAACAAATTCTTGATCGTTTATTGGATGTTTGAATGGATTTAGAATTGAAAAATTCTGTTTGATCTCGGTGTTCCAGCTTGAACTACTGTACGGACCACACATGTTGCAACGAAGATTGCAAGTGTTTCCAAACGCAATAGACAGGTGTTCAAGAGGAGCAATGTCAAGCAGGTTAAACGAATCAAGATCTCCGCCAAAATGGTTGTTATAAAATTGTCGTTCACTCAGTTGAATACTACCAACTGGTTCTTTGTTTAACGGACTTTTTGCGCCAGCCTCTTCAATTTCCCAACATCGATGGCACCCTGCATGTTTAACACCGTCTAATAATTCTTGTCTAACTGAATCTAACAGATTGATCTTCCATGTTTTGAAATTTCTAATATGATGAGATTGTTTGTCAAATGATAGACTAGCATCCTCATCGTATGCACAACATGGTGTAAGTTGTCCGGCGTTTCCAATGTTAGCACCAATCCAGGGCATTACGCAAAATGTATCTTTGTTCATGCTGATATTTAACCCTTGGAACACAGGGTGAGATTTGAACTCACGACTTTACGGATTTGCAATCCGTTGCATTTGACCACTCTGCCACCTGTGCATATTTTTTATAGTCAAGCACCGAGAGATGCCGATTTGTCAACAATGTAGCTAGCACTGACAAGCGAATGGCAGTTATGTCAGGACCTGTTCCTCGCACAGTTAGGCCCGAATAGTGACAGCGTCCTGTCACGATACCTTTATCGATGCTTGACTATAAAAACATATTGAAACACACTAACTACCTTGGTATGTACTCAAGTTCACGGAACCGCTACGACCCTATCTTTAATGTGCTTCAATATGCTCTGCATCCCCCGGCGGTAATTATAGTACATCAAGATATGACGCTATCATACCCATCACACGTACCTTCCACCCGCTTCCCGACAGGGACCGTTCTCGCATTGCCAGCGGCCTTTTGGTTCGAAGACTACCACCCGTAGTTGTCACACTACTTCTCATCCTGCGGGTCACAGTATCCGGAGACACCCGGAACGTTCTGGTGGAGATGATAGGGATCGAACCTATCGTGACCGAAGTCGGAGGAGTTACAGTCCCCTGCCACACCATTGCGGCGGCATCTCCATGTGTGGTACTCGATAGCGGAGTCGAACCGCTCTTGCCTGGATGAAAACCAGATGTCCTAACCGATAGACGAATCGAGCAAATAAGGGAGAGCCACGGTTGCAGGACCTAGTGCTCCGAAGAGGAAGTATCCAGGCGATGTGGCTCTCAAAACTTGGCGGTCTGTGGGAGAATCGAACTCCCGTAAGTGGATAGACAATCCACAGTAATAACCTCTATACGAACAGACCAAAATCTACTATATTAAAAAATACTAAAGGAACCATTGTGCATCTATGTCTACCTATACGAACGTCTCGTATAGACCTGCACGGTCATTACTGCCTACATGCTCCGCCGCTTTTCTGAGCATTACTGCTCGGCTTCATGAACTCTGACTATTGAGCGTGGGCGGCCCCACAGTCCTCGCACAAAGTCCCTAACGGTGTAGGTAACCTTTAATACATTTTAATATAGCAACCCTTGTGGGTTACTACATCATTTACTTTTTAAAGAACATCTAGTTAATTTCTAACTAGTCTCTAGTATAACACAATGGCTATATCTAGTCAACTTGTTTTTGCAAGTCCCTTCACTTTGGAAGGATTCTGCTAAGAACACTTGTTTCTTAACTTGTTTCTATTGTAGCAAATTGCGAATATTGCGTCAACCGCCAATAAAAAACCCGCCTAGTGCGGGTTTTTATAAATGTAATACTTTTGTTTACATTTTATGCAACAAACGGAGTGTACTCAATTCCTGTTGTTGCTAACCCTACTAATCCAATTGTGGTTTCAAAAGCTGCCAACTCACTTGCGGCTACTAACACATCTGCTTGGCTCAAATTGCTACCGGTCATCCAAGCTGTGTAGTCGGTAACCTGAGTCAATGTAGCATCGGCACCAAATACGTTTTTGTAAACATGCTTAATGAATGTTTCATTGCTGACACCGCCAGCGTCTGTTTTGTATGTGTCAGTGGCCAACAATGCTGTGGCCAGTTCTTTGTTTGTCCATCCAGCATCGGCAAGATAGATACCAATGCCTTTGTATGCGTTGGTTACGTCTGTGGTACCCAATGCGGCTGCCAACAATGCATATACATCACCTGCACGACCTGCGGCATCATAGGCAATGGCTTTGTCTGTGAACACCACACGTTCGTGGTCAGCAAGATTGAATTCCATGTTGCTGACCAATGTGCTGGCTAAGGTAACTTTGGCGGCAGTTTTGGTTGTAGTAAACTCTGTACTAGCACCTCCCATGGCATAAGTGTCAACACCTGCAGTGCCTGTAACATCCACAACGACATCAACTGTGCCATCGCCTGCACGACCTGTGCCCACTACACCAAAGGTGGCAACTTTGCCCAGTGTGCCAACAGTGGCCACTGTGACGATCAAGTTGTTAGCAACTGTGCCGCCCAATGCTGTTCCAGCAAGAGTGATTGTATCACCTGCAACATAGCCGCGACCTGCACTTGCGGCTAATGAATCTAATACAACGGAATAAACGCCGTTGGTCTTTGTAACATCAAATGCGGCTTCAACACCTGCACCGCCTGTTAATCCAGTGATGTTTTGATAGGTAGCGTTTACCGGTTTGTCTTTGATTGTAATTGTTGTTGTCATTATTTTTCCTTGTAAAATGAATATCAACTAGTATATAGCGTTTGTACTAATAAGTCAAAGAAAAAGGGCACAAAAATGCCCTTTTTGGTGGTTTCTGTTACGAGGTATTTCCTACCCTAGGCTGCGTTTAGGCTGCCAAAGCGAACTGTTCGTCGTTTGCATTTACGTTTTTTGTGTCTTCGACCGGGTCTCCCCTGTCCTAACGGCTTCTACATTGCCGGACTGTCCATTTCATTACTCTTGACCCAATCGATATCTAAGTCAGGCCCATCATAAAGGAACTAGGTTGTCATTTCATGTAAAATAAAAAGCATAATAACAAATATTACCATCCACTTGCTGAAATTTTCCATTATATTCCTTTATGGTGGACCTGCCGGGAACTGCCCCCGGGTCTTGAATCCTTTTCAATCAACTTCATACAGTCTTAACTTGTATTTAAACATATTTTCAAATTATTGTCAACCACTAATTACTGCATAATTACACACAGCAAGGACAATAGATGATTTATTTTGATGGCGATAGTCACACATATGGAGAAGAATTAGAAAATCCCGCACAGGAAAGTTTTCCAAAAATTCTGTCAGAAAAACTTGGACATGAGTTTGTAAACCTAGCAGAGTCTGGGTGTGGCAATGATGAAATCATAAGACGTGTACATCGTTACCTTTCACAGTGCAAAGAGAAAAATCAATACCCAGACATGATAGTTATTGGATGGACTGAAGTTGATCGTGAAACTTGGTTTGTCGAAGGTGTGGGAAAATCAGTTGACACATACAAGTTAACCGCAACAGAGGCTCATAAACTATATCCTGAGAGACTTAGCAAGTTTAGAAAGAATGTCAAATACAACGGCATTTATATTGCGGCCTTGACACACTATTGGTACAATCAAGTTTATAATTTACATTGTGAGCTCGAGCTGTTAAAAATACCGCACTTGTTTTTTCATGGATGCCCAAATTGGTTAAAAAAGTGGAACGACATCCGCAGTTGGAATATTGTAAAAATGGACAACATCACTTCATATGTGTGGAACAATACTTTTATAAATCAAACAGATCCTAATTTTAGCATGTTTCAGTGGACCACTGGTCGCGGACATCCCCACACTGAATACGATCATGTTGGCCCTCTAGCACATGTTGAATGGGCTGAGTTGTTGTACGACCACATACAACAACATAACTTGCTAGATCAATCATGATCGGTATCATCCTTTACAATCCATCCTAGACGAAACAGGTCTTCTCGGATCTCATCTGTAACTACGCTTTCGGCCACATAATTTTTTCTAGCTAGTATGGCTGCCTCTATTTCTGGACTAGATTCACTACCTCCGCCAATTACACCGCCAATGCCTGAACAGTACCAATCCATGTAATCACCTTGTACTCGCATGTCTGCAATGATACCACCAGCATACCGCCAGCTACAACTCCAGGTTTGATTCTTAAGAGTAGCCCAGACTTCGTTTTTTTGAAAAGTACGATTACACATGGCCGCATAGAGATTTTGCGAATAGGACTCGCTAGAACGAACTTTGGCCAACATGAAATCACAGGTACGAAGGTCGTACTCCATGTTGTTTTGTTGCCATTCGGTATCTTGTTCTTGGGCCATCTTGTTAATATTAGCTTGTTCAAACATTTTGATGTAGGCTTCGTTGGGTTTTTTGCCGTTGTCTGCACATCGTTTGATGTAGTTTTCTTTTTGAAAAGTATTGCGACTAGGACTACAACTGATCATTGTTACTCCAAATTGGTACGAGTAGCCGGAGTCGAACCGGCACGCATTACGCGGCGGATTTTAAGTCCGCTGGGTCTACCTATTCCCCCATACTCGCAGATTTGTTATCCGCCTCGGCCAGTGACCTTTTTAACAGGTTTGCCCACTGGTGCAGGTGCTGATGGTTTCTTAACTGACTTAGAACCTTTGGCAGGTTTTGCATCAGGATGTTGTGCGGCATGCTTTTTCTCTAGTGCCGCTTTTACTGCTGTGATATATGAAGCCATGGTGTTCTCCTAGTGTATGTTATTTAACAAGGCATGGTCCGGCCACTAGGAATCGAACCTAGATTGATAGCTTAGAAGGCTACTGTATTATCCATTATACTATGGCCAGATATTTTAATCCCAATGCATGCGATTGTTCATTTGAAAGAAAAAGTCTTTCTCCAAATCATACATATCAGATGGGCTCAATCTAAAGTGTTGACTGTTACCTAACCTTGACACTGAAAATCTAACATAACTAGCTGGCTCGCAGTTGGGACGCGGTGCGTGGTGTTTGTTAATTACCAACCAGTTGTGGCCGTTGACCTCTGCATTGAATCCTTTTTCGCTGTTCCAATTGGTCAGCATCTCCATCATCTGATCCGTGGTCATGTGATAGCCCTGAGCATAGTTATCGTTTACACGTATGGTAAGATCAACACGCTTCTGCTCTTTGAACACATATAGTTTTAAAGTTTTGGTAAAGTTTAACATTTAGAATTAAATTGGTGCGCCCACAAGGACTTGAACCTTGGACCAAAGGATTATGAGTCCTCTGCTCTGACCAACTGAGCTATAGGCGCATTGGTTCATTGTACAAGGAAAACTATTACTAGTCAACCCATTTGGCGGATCTCTACCACCTGATACCGGCTGTATGGGTAGCGTTCCTGTAGCCACTCCAGCAGGCCTTCTTCCCAAGGTAGTACCACGGTCTCAGCAGAGTTTACAATCACTCTCATAGTAGGGATTTGATGTAGGCAATCAGAGCCCGAGCTTCTGTGAAGTCTGTGATCTCGGGTGCAAGAGCTTCGTACCTGTAAGAGGACCATCCTAGTTGACTAAAGTCTGCTCGTTTCATGCTGTTATCCAATTTACTTCTCCTTTTATTTCAATACTTTCGGCACCATCGTATTCTTTGATTCGAAACTCAGTTCCCACAGATAACCAAGCCACAGCCAGGTCATTCATGCCACCTGTGTAAAGTCCTGGATACTTGAGGGTGACGTAGGTGTTTAACTCTGCCATTTGATCGTTCTCTACAAATTTCACAATAGCCGGATCAAACAAGATTTCTGGCACTCCACGATTCCAAGTGCTCCAACCTGCACCAAATCCTGGTGCGTATAACACCGCCACCCGGCCGTTGTCAATCAACTTAGCAATATTCTTTGTCATAATCAGCATCAGTTTCAATATCTACATGTCCGAATCTTAGCAGGCCTAGGCTTACCTTTCTGACTTCAAATGGTTGTGTAAATTCCACAATGGCACCCAGACTCTCAAGGTCATTGTAAGTGGTGTCGCGAATGTCTTTAACTTGGATACAGCCAATGGAGCCTGAGTCCACCATGTGTTCGGTTCCAATGTTGCTGTTGTATGTACCGTCGCCCCAGGCTGTGCCAAAGCTGGCAAACCGTCGGCCATCCTTTAAGACGAACTCGCCTTCAATTCCGCGACCACTTTGCAAAGTAGGAAAGAACAAGGCACATGCCTCGTCCCATTCGTCATGCATGACATAGCACAAGTCACCAATGTAATATTGTCCCGCTGGCATTGTCATTTTTACCACTCCTTTTTGTCGCCGGTAGCTTCGTTGTTACGATAACCAGCGGCGTAGGCCGCAACTTCTGCGTCAGTCATTTGATCTATGTCAATTCTAGGACTCTTGTGAGTGTCTCTCACAAAGTAATGTGGCCAGTAGTCACGACCGTAATAGCTGTCACAGACGCCACGATCGTAAGGACCACCGTGGCGTTCGTCGTAATAACCGGATTGTGTGTGTTCTTTAATCATACTGTTTCCTTAAGCCGCTTTGCGGAAATATTGATAGGGCAAGCCCAGTGTCCAAGCAAGATAATCATTGTCACCATTGGTCTCTTCGGCTTCGTGGATCCAACGCATGGCCATGGCCTGGTCTCGAGCACCTGTGTTGAGTAATTCAGCAACACGGCGTTCAAACAACTCAACAGCCTTGGTCTCGGCCGCTTTGCGAGCAGTCTCTTCACGGTCAATGGCTTGACCAAGGATCACAAACTCAGATGTAAAGTCATCAAGAGTCCAACCAGATGTGTCAACACCACGTGGACGAACCCCGTAGGCATCCTTGTACATGTCCCAAAATGTGCATTGGGCTTGCTCTAATTCTGTCATGTCTTCCCAAGTTGTAAATTCTGTAGTCATTTGTGGCTCCTTATTTCTTACTATGTTCATATTATAGCAAATCGGCAATTATTGGTCAACCAATACGCAGTGTTGTAATTAAACAACACCACGCACATCTGTGTTCAAATTGGGTTTGTGCTCACGGATCATCTCACGCTCTAATTTGTGAGCTTCAGTTTTGCCGCGCACAACATCCACAACCACCAAGTTAAATGTGTCTACACCACGCTCACGCATGCACTCGTATAGTGCCCAGGATTTGTCTTCTGAACGTGAGCGATATACGTGTTTGTTAAAACGCACTTGAGCACTCTTGTTAACAGTGCTTTCTGTCTTGGCTGTGACACCAATGTAGAAGTCAGCACCGCTTTGCAACATATAAATGATATGTGTACGATCGGTGCGTTTTTTACGTGTTTGCTTTTTTAAGTTCATAGTGTATTATAGCAAATTGTACATTTCTGGTCAACCAAAATCCACATGTTGCATAAAAACAACAAGCTGAATTATAGTGGATTATAGTCAATTATAGTGGGATTATCGATAATATTATCGGGGATTATCGATTAGGGTACTTTATATGGACCTGTATATACAGTATAATTACCAGATTCGGGTATGGGATCATTATAGATTTTCATGAACAATAACGCTTCGCCCCGAAACTCAAAATATACTTCATCGATTATGTTACTATTTTGATCAGTATGCTCTACTAGATTAACTCGCCATAATCCAGAAAAATTTATATCAGTCATCCGCGAGCAATACCTTTGAGAAACTTGTCAATATCCCCATATAATGAATACATTGTGGCTTCTTTACTGCCAAATAATAATAACTTTGGTTTCTTGCCAAGAAAAATATAATACGGACAAGTGAGTTTTCTATCTAGAGTTAATAGCCGTCCGGGTATGGCAGGCATACTTGCAGGAACATCAAATTCATAATGTGCAATCTCCAATGAACTAAATGCAAAAAAGCCTTCGGTTGTTAGTCGTAGGCCTGCGTCTTTGTCGGGATTTCGCCACCACTCTTGCATGGCTTCGTCTAGTGTAGGTTTAAAATCCCCACCAAGTTGATCAATCAGTTGCTGAGTAAACGAGATCTTATCGAGCATTGGGGAACACTTGCGCCCCCTGAGTCAACAGCACCACACTGAACTTGTCAGTTTTAAACTGTACGTTGAGTTTGCGAGCCAAGTTGATAGCATGCCCAGGATTTGAAAAGCTGACCTTCTTGTACTTGGGTCCGGGATACTGTGTAAGCATATTTGACGTCTTGAGGTTAATGGGATTATTGTCGTAGAATACTGCCCATACTCCTTCCGACGCCAGCACCTGCTCCGTCTTGTAAGTTTGTTTGTTTGTGTGTTCAATTAGCACACTGGGTTTTGGTCTACTCATCATTAAACTCCTAGTATTATTTACCTAGAAAACTGAGCAGTTTAAAATGTGCCACCGGTGATTTCCACCTGAATTGTATCATCAGTTTTACCGTTTGTTTGTCGTAGTTGTTCTAGCAATAATAACAATTTGGTAATATCTGCGTGTAGATCTTTGGCATCTTTGAGTGGCATAGTAAAATCTTTTTGCCCTCTAGACTCATGTGCTTTGATACTGTCAACAAATCGATTAATATGCAAGCTCATACAGTTGCCTGGGTAGACATGTTGGTGTGTTGAACATTTGCTTCTAATTTAGAGTGAAAAGGACCTTGATACTTGTAACGCTCAAGTACAATGAGTTTGGGGTTATGAATCAGTTTCCAGTTGCGATGTTGCTTGACCATGTACCATCCAGCCGCAAACCATGATTTGCTTTTGTTGTTTTTGGTAAACAAGGGTAGCTTGTGCTTCACATCCCAGATGGGATTATATGTTCTGCATCCGGTACTGTATCCATGTACCAAGTCGGCTACAGGTTTAGTTACTTTTTCAGCTGGCTCAAATTCCACATTCTCACGTTTGCGCAACATGGGGATGGTTTTGTACAATCCAACCTTGTTCTCAATTGTGATTTGATATCCATCGTTAACTGCCTGGATGTTACCAATCTTCTGGTCATCTTTTTTCAAGATCCAATATTCGTTATCAACTACTGGTTTGGCGTGTATCATTTAATACTCCTTTGTATGTTTCATTGAGCCATCGACTGATTGTATCAGCTTGGTCACTGAGCTTGGTCAGCTCGTACTTGCCACAAAACTTCATGAAGTGTGCACCTACCATGCCCACATCTTTGTGACTGAGTTGTTCACGGATTGCGGCATCCACAGTTGCCTTGACCGCATCCGGTTGTGCGTTAAGATCGATCAATGTACAGTTACGTTCATAGTCGTCTAACACTCTGTGCTCCTCGCCATTGTGGTCTGTCCAACGCTGAAGCATCATGTTGTTCCAAGAATATCCTCGCTTGTCTCTGTCGGCAAAGGCCTCACGGAGACCAACTTTATTCTTTGTCCCTTTTTCACGTACTCCCGGATAAGCAGAGAAGACATTGTCGGAGGTGTCGCCACGCATGCACTTCTCAAATAATAGCCAGGACGGATCCGGGATGGTTTTTGGTTGTTTAGTTTTTTTATCTGTAACAGGCTTACCCTTGGCATCAAATATGCCCTCCAGTGTGATCAGTTCATCTGTAATACCATTGTATTGTGTGACGTTGGATGCGACTAATTGAACAAAGTCTGTGTCTGAGCTAACAATTACGTGATCGTCTTGGGGGTGTAATGATATCCAACGTGCAATGATGTCATCTGCTTCGGCTGTTGCGCAACGAATAACACTGCAATTGGTTCTGTCGGACAAGTATTTAGTCAGATTGTCATAAGTTTCCCAAAACAGCTTGTCTTCTTCTGCTTCGTCCTCGTTCATTTTACCACGTGCTACAGCACGGTTCTTCTTGTAGGGCTCATAGTAGTCTTTGCGCCAGCTACGGCCTTCCAGTGCAAAAATCACGTGATCTGCTTGAAAACGCTTGGCCACCTTGTTGGCAGCCATCATTGTAACGTGTAGCGCAAAGCCCAGCTTGGTCCAAGTGTCACTGGCTCTGTGGGCACCGTGACGTGCTCGGAAAAACATGTTGGCTGTATCAATAAGTAGGTATTTCATTAGGGTCTAATAGTTGG